TGGGCGAGAAAATATCTTATTTGATATTGCTTACCGCTCCGACGTAGTACGCATACAAGATGATGATACTACGCCGACACTAACGGCGCGCATAGGGACTGGCGGTAATAATATCCCTTGCATTGCTCTTGCTGGTAACACTATCGGCAGACAACCGCATAACGGCGGAAATGGCAATGGATTTGATGACAGCGGAGTAAGTTACACATTAACAACTACAGATATTCACGGTGTTTTTAATGGCTTAACAGTCCGCAAACTTACACCATCAGAGTGCGAAAAACTACAAGGCTTTCCGCCAGGTTATACGCAAATCCCATATCGTAACAAACTTGCGAATGATTGCCCTGATAGTCCGCGCTATAAAGCTATCGGCAATTCGATGGCTGTGCCTGTGATCAAGTGGATCGGGGAGAGATTCATCAATTATTTAAATTCGGAAATAGTATGAAATCAAATACCAAAAAATCAGATAAAGACTTATGGGCTACACCTTGGTGGGTTTTCTATTATGCGGAACAATATTTCAACATCAAATTTGATCTAGATGCTTGTGCTATGGAACACAACACCAAAGTGAAAAACTTTATCAGCCCAGAACAAGATACGCTAACCGCAGATTGGCAAGGACGTTATTGTTGGATGAATCCGCCGTATAGTAACCCGTTGCCGTTTGTGTTGCGCGCTATCCAGCAAAGCGTGTTACATAACAAAACGGTGGTGATGTTGCTTAATGTGGACGGATCAACAAAATGGTTCGATATGTGTGTGCGTAATGCAAAAGAAATCGTGTATATCACCAATTCTCGTATCCCTTTCATCAACAACGAAACAGGCGAGGAAACAGACCAAAACAATAAACCGCAAATGTTGGTGCTATTTGAGCCAAAAGCACCTTACGGAAGTTTGAAATCGTCTTATGTGTCGTTGCATGAAATGAAAGAAAAAGGGATGTTGCAATAATTTTTTAAAAAAAGTGGTTATTATACCTATAAAATAGTTGTTTTATTTTTTTAAGTAGGTATAATAACCACCATTGAAAGGCAAGAGGGAGAAACAGTGGATAGCAAAACAGCAATAAAAATGATAGAAGAGGACGGTTGGTATTTAGATAGAGTTAAAGGTAGTCATCATCAATACAAACATCCTACAAAAAAGGGAACGGTCACGATTCCCCACCCAAGGAAAGACTTGGGGCATTTAGAAAAAAGCATTAAAAAACAAGCGGGGCTGTAAAGCCCCCCTTATGAGAATAGGAGAAAAAATGTTATACCCAATTTGTATCGAAAAAGTAAGTGATGGTTATGTGGTATCTGTGCCAGATGTGCCAGGCTGTTTTTCCGCTGGGGATACCTTATCAGAAGCAATGTTAAACGCAAAAGAAGCAATCTCTTTTCACATTGAAGGGATGTTAGAAGATGATGAAGAATTGCCTAAATCTAACCCAATAGAACAATATATTAATCAGCCCGAATATAAAGATTTTATTGTCACTGTTGTTGATGTTGATTTATCTCATTTAATGGGTAAGGCGGAAAAAATTAATATTACGGTTCCAGCGTTATTACTGCACCGCATTGATCAGTTTATTGCCACTCATCCAGAATATAAGAATAGAAGTAACTTTTTGTCTCAACTAGCAACAAATAGATTACTTTCTGCATAATAAAAGCCGCTATTTCTAGCGGCTTTTTATTCATCTAATATTTTTCTTAAATTGGCTTTTTCTTCTACTGAAAGCTTGCTTAAAACTAATTCAAGTAATTTATCTTTGGTTAATTTGCTACTTCGTGTTGTGTGACCAAATTCCATATTCATGACAAATCTGTGACCGCACAGGGGGTTTTTACACGCACAATAATATCTTGTAAATTCACTGTGTATTCGTTCAGATCTTTCGATAACTGATTTTGAATTGCAAACAGTGCAGTAAATATCTGTTGTTCTTGCCATTTTCCCCAAAGCCATCACAAAAAATAACTGCAAATAATTATATCAATGAATGGCTTTTTGTACAGGCTAAAAACAAAGATTTATTTTGCGAAATTTTGTTCGCGGAACTTGATTTTTAATAAGTTTTTGATTTCTGAATCTTGATTTATTGTTTCTGCAATAATCTCTTGTAATGGCATCACTTCATCATAGTGATACACTTCACGATATTTCAACGGATCGCCAAGTCCGCCTGTATTTGTCGGAATAATCCCACTTAAACCTGCAGGAAAACGGTGTGCGGTTAAAACATCTTGAGCCGAAATATTTTTAATGTTGGCAAATTCATCTTTTGTTCCAGTATCGCCAATCGGAATCACTTTTAACCCGTCAGGATGACCGTTCGCAATATTCACAAACATAGAGCGGAAATTTCCCACGCCTTTAGATTCACTGATTTTTTTTGCAATTTCTTCTTCCATTTCTTCGGTTAAGTCGGGATCTGTGGAGTACAAAATAAAGCCCATATGTGCCCCATTACTAAAATAGCGACGGCGAAATACTGTCGCATCAGAATTTAGCAATGCCGATTGAATACCGCCTACATAATCGGGCGATCCGTAAACTTGTTGCATAGGGTCGTAAAGTTTAATGAAGATAATATCTTTCGCATCATAGCGATAGATTTCTTGTGCGGTATCATAAAGCGATTTTTTCATCAAATAGGAATAGCCGCCATCTTTGCGTACGCGCAAATAAAGGCTGGAAAGTGGAACTAAACGTACTACTTGCCCAAACCCATTACGCACTTTTAAAAGCCCAACATCCCCAAACTGAATTAAATTTAAACATAGTGCTCGCATTTCCATTTTAGACAAGGCTTTACCACCTTCATAGGTTGCACTTACCATATTCGCACGGCTATGTAAGATGCCACCGTGTTGTGCATTTTGATGAGGCAATTTTGCCAGTGCGTGACGATTTACTGGCGGTAAATAGCAGTTGTAATTTTCATCAAAGCCTATGCCGACATAATCTAGTGCAGGCGAGGCACTGATTTCATTTAATGAAAAAGTGCGGTCATTAATTGGGGCAATAACAATCCCTTTTTTATTGTCTGTTTTTACATTAGTTTTCATTTAGTACGCTCCATCTGCGACGTTTGCGAGGTTTATCACTTAAGGATTTTTTATTAATGGCGTTACAAATGGCAAAGAATACATCAGCGTGTTGCGTTTTGAGGGTGCGTTCTGCCGTAAATGTCATCGTATTGCCACTTTTGGTTGATTGGTGCTTAATCATTAAAAAGCTCGGTACAATATCCAATTCTTTTTCGCTCCATTCAATCTGTCCGTGCTCAACCAAATCATGCACTTTCAGCACCATACCTGTTTTACTTTCGGGGTTGTAAATAATCGCCGTGGCGGCACGGCGGGCAAATTCTTTCACTAATTCATAAACTCCATAACCGACACCCGTCGCATCTATGCCGATGTAGGTCATATTGTATTTTTCATAAAGGGCGCGAATTTGATTGGCTTGATAGACATAGGAAAGCCCCTGCCATTGATAACGTGCAAGCACGCGATATTTCTCACTGGGTAAGGCTGGCGGAGCAATAATCACAAAACTTGCCCCATCGCCACTGTGTGCGGGGTCGAATCCGCCCCAAACTTCACGATCACCAAAAGGGCGATCCGCTTTCGGGTTAAAGTCTTTCCATTTCGTGCTATCAACACCACATTTTAAAAGCTGTTTTACATTGAAAATCGAATCCGCATCATCAATCCAAACACACATATAAAGCTGATTAAACGCATATTTGCTATAACGTTGTTTCAGCTTTTCAATGTTAAATAACGTGCCCGCACCGCCTTTTAGTGCATCTTCAATCGTCACCACATAACGCCACTGACCATCGGGGCAAAGTCGCCCACCGTCACGCAATTCTGCAAAAGTTGGGAATGGCACGTTTTTGCGTTTAGGGTCGCCATCTCGCCAGTTGTCGCCACTCCAAAAAGAATAGGATTCATGAAATTTGGAAGAGGGCGTGCTGAAATAGGTTTCACGCCATTTTTCATGTGTTGCCATGGCTGATGCCACGTCATTGAATCGCTGAAAGTCGCGAATCCACGCATATTCATCGCCGTACACGTGGCCACTATTCCCTTGCGACGTATTTTTGTTGGTCGATAAAAAATGCAGTTCCGCGCCATTGCTTAAAATAATTGGGTTGCCAGTTAGCTCAACACCGAAATATTCCCTCGCCATCTTCACGATGTAATTTTTAAAGATTTCTGCTTGTCGCTTACTAGCTGATAAGAATATTTGATTGTCGCCGCTAAAAATCGCATCTTCCAACGCTTCAAAACTAAAATAATAGGTTGCCCCAATTTGGCGCGATTTCAGAATATTGCGCACATCGTGGTGCTTGTTAGCGCGGATGTGTTTTTGATAATCAAATAACGAATCAATAAACGGCTGGCACATTTCGGGGGTAACGTGGGAAATATCATTTTTAACCCGTTTTTTCTTCTTGCGTTCGTCACCGTCACCGCTGTTTGCAAAACTGCGTTCATTGTGAGAAACCTCCGCAGAATTGACCGCACTTTTTGCCACGGCTTTCGCCACCGTTGCGGCACGTTGCTTTTTATACTGAATATCTTTATCGATCAGGGCTTCTAGTTCTTTTATTTCCTGATCGCTTTTATTTTCACGCTCTGTCAGCGTGATAATGCGTAACGCGATTAATTCTTCAATTCCGCTTTCGCTGATTAAATTGCGCCAGTTGTATTTTTCTGCCCAGTAATAAATCGGGCGTGTGCTATTTAAACCTAATTCTTCAGCAATCTCTTTCGGCGTGTATTTTTTTAAATATAAAAACTTTGCCGCATAAATCACTTCGTCATCATAACGGCTTGTTTTTCGCTTTCTTAGTTTATGTTCAGCCATCGTCTTTTAATGTGTTTTAGTGTTTGTTTGTGTTCTTGGCAAGTATTGTGGCAATAAAAACAGCAAAAATTGAATAGTAAAAATTGGATATCGTAGGATATAGCACGTTATCCGCCTATATCCTACGATATCCAAATTTTGCCCCGTGATTTTGTAAAAAAGATCGGCAAAAATGACCGCACTTACGCAAACAAAGCGAAACACAGGCATTTCTAAAATGAACAAATCAAAACTAAAAACTGATTTTATTTGTATCGCCACATCGGGCTACACCGTAGATGGTCGTCAAATCACTGCCCAAGAATTGCACGAAATGGCAGAAACCTACGACCCAGAACACTACACCGCGAATTTATGGCCAGAACATCGCCGTTGGTTCAACATGGGGCAGGTCATTGAGCTAAAAGTCGAAGAAAATGAAAAAGGCGAAACTCAACTTTTTGCCATCATCGCACCCAATAAAGAATTAATCGAATACAACCGTGCAGGACAATACTTATTCACCAGTATTGAAATTACCCCGAATTTCCGCAACAGCGGAAAAGCCTATTTATCGGGCTTAGGTGTAACCGATTCCCCAGCATCCGTAGGTACTACAGAATTAAAATTCTTCAACGCTGAACAAAAAGGCAGTGTTTGCGGTGAATTTATCAAAGTAGATTTTTCTGCAAAAGAAGATGTTGAAGAAGAAAAGGCATTACGCACCTTAGCGAATGTTTTTAAAAAGTTATTTTCATCTTCCACCCAAACGGAAGAACAACCAAATCCCAATAACAACAATCATAAAGAGGACGATGCAATGAACGATAAACAGTTCGCGCAATTAATTGAGGCGGTGAATGGTTTAGGCGCAAAAATTGACAATCATTTTTCAGCCAAAGTAGAAACCAAAGAACCAGAAAACAAACCAGAAGAAAAGAAAGATGAACAACCGCAAAGCGTAACAGCAGAGCAGTTCAATCAACTTTTAACAACGGTTCAGGCGTTGGATAAAAAATTCAACGAATTAAGCCAAGAACAAACCACCGTGCCAAGCGGTGTACCAACCGTTGAAAAAGAAAATGTTTATAGCTTAAACGGTTACAACATCGACTTATCAAAAGGATTCTAACAATGAATAAACAAGCGTATTACGCCCTAGCGGCAGCATTAGCGAAACACTTTAATCAACCTCTTGATTCAGTGTTGCGTGGAGAAAGTTTTGCACTTAAAGCACCTGAAGCAGCATTATTGGGCGAAAACATTCAACAGCGTTCTGATTTCTTGAAAGGAATTAACATGGTGCAAGTTGCGCATACTAAAGGTACTAAATTATTCGGTGCAACCGAAAAAGGCGTAACCGGTCGTAAACAAACAGGCCGAAACCTTGCAACATTAGATCACTCTCAAAACGGGTATGAGTTATCCGAAACCGATAGCGGCATTTTAGTGAATTGGTCGTTATTTGATTCATTCGCAATTTTCAAAGACCGTCTTGTAGAACTTTACAGCGAATATTTCCAAAACCAAGTTGCCCTTGATATTTTGCAAATTGGCTGGAATGGTCAAAGCGTGGCGACTAACACTACAAAAACGGATTTATCAGATGTGAATAAAGGCTGGTTGAAACTTTTACAAGAACAACGTGCGGCCAACTTTATGACCGAATCTACAAAATCCTCAGGCAAAATTACCATTTTTGGTGATAATGCCGATTACGCGAACCTTGATGATTTAGCCTTTGACTTAAAACAAGGATTAGATTTCCGTCATCAAAACCGTAATGACTTAGTCTTCCTTGTTGGTGCAGACTTAGTCAGCAAAGAAACGAAACTCATTCAGAAAAAACATGGCTTAACCCCTACGGAAAAAGCCGCATTAGGTTCACATAACTTAATGGGCTCATTTGGTGGAATGAACGCCATTACCCCGCCAAACTTCCCAGCACGTGCTGCAGCAGTAACAACGCTTAAAAACTTAAGTGTGTACACCGAGGCTGAAAGTGTACGTCGCTCTTTACGTAACGATGAAGATAAAAAAGGTTTGGTGACATCTTACTACCGACAAGAAGGCTATGTTGTGGAAGATTTAGGTTTAATGACCGCAATCGACCACACCAAAGTGAAATTAAACGGCGAAGTATAGGAATTAACAATAAATGGGAATGCGAGATTTTCAACGCCAAATGCAGGCACTAGCAGAAATTAATCAAGTATCAGAGAGCATTACACAACAAAGTGCGGTTGCGACTCACGGTAATGATTATGCCGTGCTTGAAATCGCCTTACAAAATGATGTGAACGCAGTACGCGCATTCTCGACACGTGCCGAAAAATTAGATTACAAGCGTGACCGCTTTTTGCCGAAGTGGTTGCCCTTTGTGAATGAATATTTAGATAAAGGGGCAATTTATCAGAATGATTACTTGGTTTATTGCATTGTGTATTTGTTTGACATTGCTGATTTTGACCGAGCCTTGTCATTGGCTGAGAAAGCAATTAAGCAAAATCAATCTATGCCGCAAGGGTGGCAAACCACATTGCCGAATTTTGTCGCAGACCAAATTTACAACTGGACCGATAAAACCGCCTCAGCAGGTCAATCCGTGGAGCCATATTTTACGCAAACTTTTAAAAACGTGGCGACCCAGTGGAAGTTGCACGAAATTGTCACGGCGAAGTGGCTCAAATTAGCGGCGGCACTGCTTTTACGCAGTCCACAAGGCAAAGTACAAGCCAGTGGTATTGATGATGCCGAAACCCTTGTACTGGCTATCCAATTGTGTAACCGCGCTTTCCAACTCAATCAGAAAGCGGGTGTAAAAAATATGATTGAGCGTTGTGTCATGCGTTTAAACGCATTGGCAAAATCGGGCGATTACGACCCGAACCGTCTTCCCCAAGTGGCGGGCTTGAGTTTGGAACCAAGCCAAATTGATTTTGATCTTGTTATTGAAAAACTCACTGCCCGCCCACTCCAAAACAGCGAGGAAGGCAATGTTTAACGGCAGAACACAAGATTATGACGATACCGTCATCACAAATAACGGCTTTTGGTCAGATATTTACGTGGAAGAATTTCAAAAGCAACGCGCCATTCCATTACAAATTCCTGTTGAAATGGTAAAAGCAGCGTTAGTTGCGGCAATGCAAGGGGTGGATTTGGATTTAGCTGACGTAGCAGAAAGTTATCGTAAAAGTGCGGTCAATTCTGTGACAGAAATTTCAAGCCCTCTGATTAATGGCGAAAATTATGCCGAAACTCTTTATAAAAAAGCGGTATTTGCCAGAGCGAAAGCGGAATTATTACCTGAATTTAACACCATATCAGGGCGTGAGATTCATCAAAATCGTGATTACGTGACCGAGCAAAAAAGCCTATTGGCAGAGGCAACCCACGCTATCCGCACATTGAAAGGTAAAAAACGGGGATCGGTATGGCTGCTGTAAAGAAAATGCGGTATCAGCAACTGACGGAGTTTTTACTCACAAAATTGCCGAAACGTTATCACGGGAATTTTTACAGCTGGATTGAAGACGGCAAATTATTGAATGAAGGGCGACAAGTGACGGAAAACGGCATAGAAGTCTGTCATCTTTCTTATAACGGTGTATTTCACTTTGAGGCTTTGCCATTTAATGAAATTTCCCCCGCTTATTTAATGGCACATATTCAAGTGTGGGTAAACGAAAACGACCAAATGCGAGATGTACTGGATGAAAGTGAAATCCCATTTGATTTAGACATTATCGATGATAACACGGCAGATTTAATCTTTACTATCGCTTTCCGTGAGCCACTGACGGCAATGGAAGATAGCGAAGGCGAATTAAAAATTGATGGTGTGAATTATCGTTTAGATGAAATTGAAGTCTTTACGGCTGAATATATTGATGTTGTGGCGACGGTTGAACAATGAGCATTTTAATGGGGCTAAAGCCTGGCACGGTAGAAAAATTAAAGCATACATTACTGTATTTACGCCTTACGCCGCAAATGCGTAATCAAGTGATGCAAAAAGTATTGTGGCGATTAAAAAAGAATGCTGAAAAAAATGTGACTCATCAACAATCGCCAGACGGTAAAACTTGGACACCTAGAAAGAAAAAATTAAAAGGTGGCGTGCGTAAAAATAAATTGCTGAAAGAAAGTGCGGCTAATTTAAATTCTAAATTAGAGCAACAAGGCGAACGTGGAAAACTGTTTTATGAAAAATCTCATTGGGCAAAAGTCCGTGCGATACACCAATACGGTTTAGAGGTACCCGTTGAGCAAACGGAAAAAGACAAAAAAGCCTTAAAAAAATTGTTGGCACAAAATCACAAACCCGCGACACCAAAACAAGCACGTCGGCTAAGGGAATTGGGTTATCAAGTGCGCAATGGGAAAACCAAAACAGGTAAACAAAAATATAAAAAAGTGCGCTTAAAAAGCATTCAACAAACCATGTCACGCGGACAAGCAGGTTTAATTATACGAATGATGGAAAAACAAAAAGAGATCAACCAACCGCAAGGTTTAGTTTCTTACAAAATGCCGAAGCGTGAATTTTTAGATGAAAACCCAAAACGAAACGCCGACATTATTACCGAAGAATTATTGAAAGGCTTTGAAAAAGCAGGCTATCACTTACAGCCATAGAAAGACAAAAAAATAACCCCGAATCACTGCAATGATTCGAGGTTGTAAACCCCTTACAAACCATTAACCAATAAGGAGTTAATTAATATGAATGATTATATTCAATTTATCCAACTAATCAAGGAGATTTCCACGATGAACAACGCTTATTTACTCTTTGCATTATTACTGATTGCTATTGCAGTGTGGCGTTCGCCTGAAATTATCCGTGCTTGGATTGAATACAAGAAGTTTTCTAAAAAATAAATTTTTTATCACAACCATAAGAGGACAGTAACGAATGTTCCCATCTGTACAAATTAACGCCCTTAATCAGTTAAGTGGCGAGACCAAGGAAATTGAACGCCACGCATTATTTGTTGGCGTAGGCACCACTAATCAAGGAAAGTTATTGGCATTAACGCCCGATTCTGATTTTGACAAAGTATTTGGCGAAACCGATACCGACTTAAAAAAACAAGTGCGTGCGGCAATGCTTAATGCTGGGCAAAACTGGTTCGCACACGTCTATATCGCACAAGAAGACGGCTACGACTTTGTCGAATGTGTGAAAAAAGCTAATCAAACCGCCTCTTTTGAATATTGTGTCAATACCAGATATTTAGGCGTAGATAAAGCAAGTATTGGCAAATTGCAAGAATGCTATGCAGAACTACTTGCTAAATTCGGTCGTCGTACTTTCTTTATCCAAGCTGTACAAGGTATTAATCATGATCAATCTGACGGTGAAACATGGGATCAATATGTACAGAAACTTACCACTTTGCAACAAACCATTGTCGCCGACCACGTTTGCTTAGTGCCTTTATTATTTGGCAATGAAACAGGCGTATTGGCAGGGAGATTAGCGAATCGTGCCGTTACCGTGGCAGATAGCCCTGCACGGGTACAAACAGGCGCATTAGTGAGCTTAGGCAGTGCCAATAAACCGCTGGATAAAGACGGAAACGAGCTTACCCTTGCGCACTTAAAATCCCTTGAAACTGCCCGTTATTCCGTGCCGATGTGGTATCCAGACTATGACGGCTACTACTGGGCAGACGGTCGCACGTTAGATGTAGAAGGGGGCGATTATCAAGTGATTGAGAACGTGCGTGTAGTGGATAAAGTGGCGCGTAAAGTGCGTTTATTAGCAATAGCGAAAATTGCAGATCGTTCTTTTAACTCCACAACATCAAGCACGGAATATCACAAAAATTATTTCGCTAAACCGCTTCGTGATATGAGCAAATCCGCAACCATTAACGGCAAGGATTTCCCAGGCGAATGTATGCCACCGAAAGATGATGCCATCACGATTGTATGGCAAAGCAAAACCAAGGTAACCATTTACATCAAGGTTCGCCCTTACGATTGCCCGAAAGAGATTACGGCAAATATTTTCTTAGATTTAGACAGCTTAGGAGAGTAAACAATGGAACGTATTAGTGGAATGAGTTTTGACTTCTATTTATTCGGGTTGCCTATTCATGCAGAGTCTATCAGTTTATCCATTACAGATAATAGTACCGTTGTACAAACACGTGGGATTCCTGATGGTTGGGCAAGCGGTGATGTGGCGGCAGAAGGCGAAATTGAATTAGATGCAAAAAACTTCTCAAAATTATCAGCTGCAGCCGCCGCAGTGGGAAGTTATCGCAGTTTACCCGAAACGGATTTTACCTTCTTTGCACAACGTGGTGGGATTCGCGATAAAGTGGAAACCTTTGGCAATAAGATTATTTTAACGGATGTGTTAAGTATCGATCCGAAGGGCGGGGCTAAATCTACGAAAAAATTAAAATATTTTGTTACAAGCCCAGATTTTGTACGTATTAATGGTGTGCCGTATTTATCCGATGAAGATACGCGCGATCTTCTCGGCTAAGCGAATTTAGGGTCTGACTGTGCTGACGTATAACAATAATAAACAAGCAAGTGCGGTCAGTTTCCTAAATGTTTTAAGGAAATTTTATGAATAGCAAAATAGATAGCTCAATTCCGTTTATTGGTTCACTCACTGCGCTTATTTCAGGATATAGCTTGCATGAATGGGCATCATTATTCGGTATTTTATTTGGTGCGGTATCTGTATGGATCGCTTACCGAAAATACAAAGAAGACGTACAAGCACGCAAAGATGAATTAGCCTACAAAATGTTAGCGGCAAAAATTGAAGCAAAAAAATTAGGAATAGCAATAGATGAGTAAAAAATTTGGTGCAATGATTTTATGTTCAGCCGCAGCTGTCGCAGCCGCTTTTTTTGCCCAGCAGAAAGGCTTACCAGCGCAACAACAAAATCAAGTCAGCCCAAAAGCGGTGTCAATGATTGTGAATTTAGAAGGTTGCGTGCGTAATCCCTATAAGTGCCCCTCTGATGTGTGGACAAATGGGGTTGGAAACACCCATAACGTAGATAAAAGCAAAATTTTAACTATTGATGAAGTGGCAGCTGATTTACGCCAAAACATCAAAGAGGCTGAAAATTGCATTAATGCCGATTTTAACGGCAGAAAGATGAATCAAAATCAATATGACGCAATGACCTCACTTGCCTTTAATGTGGGCTGTGGCAACATCAAAACCTATTACAGCAAAACCCAAGGTAAACGTGTCGCAACCACGATTTATCGCGCAGCACAAGCGGAAAACTGGACATTAATGTGTAATCGTATTGAAGATTTTAACAAATCAGGCGGACGTGTGCTAAAAGGCTTACAAATCCGCAGAGCAAAAGAAAAAGCCCTATGTTTGGGGGAATAATGGAATTTAAAGCCTTATTTATCGGTGTATTTTTGATTGTGTTTTTAGGCTGTATTGGTTCCACCTTGCACTATAAAAAGCAAGCAGAAACCACCGCACTTTTACTTAAACAAAGTGAACAAACCATCAAACAAAATAAAGTGATGTTGCAACGGTATGAAACACAAAATGCAAAATTGACTTCTCAACTCAACCAAGTAAACAAAAAAGCCGAACAACGCAGCCAACAACTAAAGGACGTGCTAAACAATGCAGAAAATAAAAATTGGACTTATGGCCACGTGCCTAACGATGTTGCTAGCGTGCTCAACCACCGCACCCAAGTCAAATAATATTCGGTTGATTTGCCCACAAACCACCGAATGCAGAGCATTAAGCGTGAATATTCGCACTAACGGCGATTTGGCAGAGGGTTTAAATCAAGCCTTAGACCGCTTGGAGATTTGCACCACGGCTTACACCGCAATAACCAAATGCATTACCGATTTTAACAACCAAAACCAAAAGGAAAACTAAAAATGGAAAAAACACAAGCGCAATCCTTGTTAGAAAAACTTACTGGAAATCTTAAAGATTCCGTCACATTAAACATTGCAGGCGTTGATTTTACCTTTATTCGAGATAACGCAGCTTACGATCAAATGTTAAATGACATTGAAAGTAACAATAAAGTGACGCCAATCAAAGATTATTTACTGGCGATTGTTGCGCGCGAACAAAAAGAGGCATTGCTTGAAATTATTCACGTGCCAACACTGGCGGCACAGCTAGCAGCGAAAGTAAATGAAGTGTTTGTGCCAGAAATTCAAATTACCGTAAAAAACTAACGGAGCGTGTGGCAAGTATCGAGCGCAACGGGTTATCACAAGCCATTGCGCTACGTATGCACTATTTACCACACGCCGATAATAGCGACTACAATTTAGCGCGCGCAATATGGTTACACAAACAGTATTTTGAACAACAGGCAAACGCCGTCGCAAGCGGTATTGCCAAAGTCTTTTAGGATTTCATTATGTCAGCAGCACAAGGGCTTGAATATATCATCAGCTTAACCGATCAGATTTCAGCACCGCTTAAAGGGGTGATGAAGTCTATTGATGATTTGGGCAAACGTGGCGAAGCAGCAATGAAAAAAATCGGGCTGGGTGTGGCAGGTATTGTCGGTGCAGGCTTTGCCTTAAAAAGCGCGCTAGATCCCGCCATTGAGTTAAATCGCGCCATAGGAGAAGTTCGCTCCCTTGGGGTTGCCGATGATGCGTTAGAGAAACTAAGCAAAACTGCCCTTAATTTTTCCAGTCAATACGGCGAAAGTGCGGTGGATTTTGTGCGATCTTCTTACGATATTCAATCAGCGATTGCAGGGCTAAATGGTAACGAATTAGCCGAATTTACCCAAACCTCAAATTTATTAGCCAAGGGCACAAAAGCCAGCGCAGCGACCATTACAAATTATATGGGCACAATGTACGGGATTTTTGCTGAAGATGCCGCCAAACTAGGAAATGCAAATTGGGTAAACAAAATCGCAGGGCAGACTGCCCTTGCGGTGAAAATGTTTAAAACCTCAGGCGATGGGATGAGTGCGGCATTTAAATCTTTAGGCGCAGCCGCAAAATCTGCAAAAATTGATGTGGCAGAGCAAGTTGGCGTGTTAGGTAACTTACAAGCCTCGATGAGCGGAAGCGAAGCAGGGACAAAATATAAAGCCTTTTTATCTGGCGTGGGGGCTGCACAAAAAGAACTTGGCTTAAGTTTTGTGGATACCAATGGCGATATGCTAGATATGGTAACCATTCTTAACAAAATTAAAGGTAAATTTGGCGATACCTTAGATGTCGCCCAAGCAACAAAACTGAAAAAAGCCTTTGGCAGTGATCAAGCAGTCGATTTAATTAAATTCCTCTTGCCGAAAACAAAAGAATTAAAAAATAACATCGCCGATATTGCAAAAGTCAGCGACACAAAAGCCTTGGCACAAATGGCTCGTTCAATGGTTGATCCTTGGTCTCGCCTTAGTCAAATTATAACGGGTGTCAAAACAGCAATCGGGGGAGAAATATTGAAAAAACTTGATCCTATTATGCATAAGGTGGCAGATCTAGGACAAGAATTTATTGATTGGCTCAAAACCTATAAAAATATTGCACGTTGGATTGGTTATATCATAGGGGCATCAATAGGTTTTGCGGCTGTGGCTGCAACGATTTCTCTTGTCAGTGGGGCGATAGGCTTGTTAAAGGTGGGGGCTATTGCTGCCTTTGCACCAATTCGTGGTTTACTTTCCTTAATGTCTTTATTGGGTAAACCGCTAGTGTTGATTCGTTCAGCAATTATGTTGATTTTTGCTGGTTTTAAAACATTAATTAGCGTTGTTTGGGCTGTAATCAATCCTTTGAAAATGCTTAGATTGGTTTTTGCTTTTGCATTCAGCCCGTTGTCAATCCTATTACTGGCAGGACTCGCAATTTATAAATTCCGCCATCAGTTAAAAGATTTATGGAATGGCGTAAAACAAGGTTTCGGTAGTCTTGAGTCTCATCTTGCACCACTTTATCGTGCATTTGATATTGTTAAATCAGCAGGACAAAAAGTGTCAAATGCAATTGGTCGTATTGCAGGTTTATTTAGTGCAAATGCTGAATCAGCAATGTTATTTCAAAATGTTGGTGTCGCTGTTGGACAGGCGATTGGATTCGCTTTTGATGTTGTTCTTTTCGTTATTGAATTAATTGCACGGCAAATTGAAGCGGTAGCGACTATTTTTAGCAATGTCGCCGATGTCATTATCGCCACTTGGCATAATGTCATTGATGATTGGGAGAGTAAAAGCGCATGGGATATATTCAAAGGCTTAGCGACAGGAATTGGTCAAATTTTTACAACTATTTTAAAAGGGATTAAAGATCAATTTATCAATACGATTAACTGGATTATTGATAAAGTCAATATAGTAAGTGGAAAAATTGGCTTTGAATTACCTAAAATTCCGAATACTTGGTTAAGTGATGATGCACAGGTAACAACAGTGGCCGCTGCGCAAAATATCTCAAGTTTAGGATTAAACGCTACAGTAGATAATGCATCGTGGAGAAAATCCCCAAGTATTGATTTACCAAATAGCCTAAAACCACAATTAAATTCAATGCCTCAAGGTTCTGTAACAAAAACATTGACACAAAACCGCACAGAACAACGCACCGTAAATTATGGTGGTGTCACTATCAATAGTAACAACAGTGAAGAAATTTGGCAGAAATTGCGCAATAAAGAACAGTTAGCGGCAGGGTGATAAATGGAAAAACTTTACCTTGATTTACTGATTACGGGCGAAGACATTACGCTAGATAGCGGCAATCAGCCGTTAATTTGCGATAACCGAATATCTATTGCGCAAGATATTAAACACGCCATTTTAGAAAGTGGATTGGCGACACAACTTATCGCAGAGCGTTCGCGCATTTTACGTCGCGATATTATTTTGCAAATGGTGTTATTGGTTGAAGAAGATGTGCGCTTGATTCCAGGTACCGTTTCCATTAGCGAAGAACGTTTAGGGCGGTTATTTATTACGGCTGAAACTTATGAATTTGGGCTACTTGATGAATTGGAGTTACGTTTAAATGAGTGAAAATTTTAAACAAATGTTAGCTGAAAGCGGATTGCCAACGGAAGAAACGCAAATCCGACAAGAATTTGAACGCTTAACTGCAGAAGAAGGATTGATTACTAACACAAGCCGAATGAGCCCATTTTGGCGATTAATCACAGCCATTGCGGTTAAGCCTGTGAAGTGGCTGACAGATCATTTAATTGCTGAAATTCTGCCGAATTTATTTGTAAAAACTGCAAAAGATAGTTGGTTACAAATTCAAGCCTGGGCAGTGGGCTTAGATTTTAAAGCCGCAACAAAAGCAGAAGGTGTCGTGCATTTTACAAAAGAAAGCGATGTAACCGATCTCACAATTAAAGCGGGCACAGTGATTCAGACAGAGCGTATTAATGATGTGATTTTCCGTTTGATTGTCACGCAAGAAACCATTATTCCTAAAGGTGTGTTGCGCGCGCCTGTGCCAGTAATCGCAGAGCAGGCTGGCGCAAATTTCAATTTGGCTGCAGGTTATTACCGTATTTTGCCAGAATCTATCGCAGGGGTAAGTGCGGTAGAAAATTTAGAAGATTGGCTAACATCGCCAGGTGCTGACAGAGAAACTAACGACGAATTACGAGAACGTTATCGCACGCAATTTTCGAGTGTTGGGCAACACCATATTGACAGTGTTTACAAAGGCATGATTGCGAAAGTCGCCGCCTTATCGGTGGATAGAATTTATTTTAAACACGATGCGCCACGTGGGCCAGGTACGGCAAACGCTTATTTGTTATTGGACACGGGTGTAACCAGTCAGCCGTTTATTGATAAAGTCAATCGCCATGTACGTGACGAGGGTTTTCATGGACACGGTGACGATTTAATTTGCTACGCCATGCCAGAAACTAAACATAATTTAACGTGCGCCATTTACTTCCAGCCATCTATTTTTGTCGGTGATGTGCGTAAACAAGAAATCGTGCAACAAGTGGAAAATATGATCCGCTGCGCATTTCGCGAAAATAATAATTATGGCGTAACAAGGACTTACCCTTTTAGCCGTTTTAGTTGGTCGAAATTGGGCGAGGAAATTCACGACAACATCAGCGAAATTGCATCTATCGTATGGGGGCAAATCGACATTCAAAGCGAGTTATCTATTCCACGCATTCAGCAATTATCCGTCACAGTCCAAAAGTAAGGGGCAAAAATGAAAATAAAATTGCCCTTTTGGATGGATAAAGGCGAATTAAGCAAAATCGCTGTGCTATTCGGAAAATGGTGGGATTATGTGTTAAGTGCGGTCAAATTTCCCTTCAATATTTTAGATGAAGAACACTGCAGTGAACGCATTTTAAATTTAATCGCCTATCAACGCGACGTAGAACGATTTGAGGGAGAGCCGTTAGAGCTATTCCGCAAGCGCGTGAAATATGCCTTTTTAAATGCGAAAGATGCTGGCAGTAAAGCGGGCTTTATCCGTATTTTTGAACGCTTAGGCATTGGCTATGTAGAAATTGAAGAACGTTTTGACAGAGAAAATTGGGATGTGATCAAAATTCGAATCAGTGATTCACAATTAGCAAAGAAAACAGAATTACTCAATTTAATCATTCGAAAATATGGCCGCACTTGTCGGCGTTATACCTTTGAAGTGATCACTAAAGAAACTGTGAGTATTTATCACGGCGAATTTAACCATGATCACCAAAGTTTTTATGTGAAAGTAAACTGATAATAACAATAATAAGAGGTTTATTTATGGCTAGTTTAATTACGCCACAATTTGAACGCTACGTTGCAGAACAAACTATTGCACGTGGCACAGTACAGTTTGATGAATTTATTTTCGCCAATATTCCAGGGTTAAACGAGAACAATCTTGCACAACATCTCACTATTCCAACATCGGCACAAATTGTACATCGCCAAGCCGTATCGCAAAGTGGCGTGATTAATGAAAATGCCGTTGTGTATTCTGTGACGATTGGTACTGAAGTCGGCGATTTTGATTTCAATTTTATTGGTTTGATTAATCGTTCTAAAAATCTTTTAGCTGTTGCGGTGCAAACGGATACAGTGAAAAAAATCCGAAATAAAAATGCTGTGCAAGGCAACAGTATTACGCGCAATATGCTTTTAGAATTTAGTGGCGCAAAAGCTCTAACGGGCATTAATGTCAATGCGAACACTTGGCAAATTGATTTTACTGTGCGACTACATGGACTTGATGAAAAAATTCGTTTAACCAATCGTGATCTGTATGGCAGAGCAGTATTTTTCGATGATAGTTTTCTGGTTAAACGTAAAACAGGCAATCAATTTACGATTCAACCAGGCAATGCTTATGTTGAAGGCGTTCGTATGGATTTAGGCACAGAGCATCATCTTACTGCTAATAGCTTGCCTTGTTCTATTTATGCGGATGTGGTGCATCATTGCACCGTAACGGGCGAATATCAAACCGAAATTAAGTATCTCACGCAATCAAAAGCGGATTATGTAGATACTGCAAACCGCCAACATTATGTACAAATTCTGGCGGATATTGACAGCCAAGGCAATGTGACAGATCGCCGTTTACTATCGCCGTTTTTGGGTATGAATCCGCTCACATTAGATGACACAACCGAAAACACCCAAGATAAACTGGGTCATACGCACAAATTACCGATTGCCAGCATCAAGAAACGAGGCATCACGAAACTAAGCTCCGCCACTAACAGCGACAGCGAAACCCAAGCGGCAACCTCAAAAGCCGTCAAAACCGCCTATGACAAAGCAGTAGAAGCCAAAACTACCGCAGATGGAAAGGTGGGGTTAAATGGTAACGAAAGCATTAATGGCGAGAAAACCTTTGAAAATCGTATTGTGGCAAAAAGGAATATCCGTATTTCAGACAACCCGCATTATGCTTCATACGGAGACCATTTAAATATTGGAGCAAATAATGGCGATTGCTGGTTCGAATATAAATCAAGCAACCGAGAGATTGGCACGCTTCGTATGCACGCTAACGGCGATTTTACCTACAAACGTAATAAAATCTACCATGAGGGGGCAAAACCGCAATTTAATACGGATATTGAAGACAAGCCTGATACACTTGCAGGCTATGGCATTAGGAATTTTAAAGTAGAACAAGGGCAGGGCGATGCTAATGGCTATAAAACCGATGGCAATTATTACTTAGCAAGTGGTCAAAATCTACCCGAAAATGGGGAATGGCATATTGAAGTAGTTAGCGGTGGGGCAACAAATGCGGTGCGTCAAATTGCACGTAAAGCGAATGACAATAAAATCAAAACACGCTTTTTTAATGGTTCAAATTGGTCAGAATGGAAAGATGCAGGCGGCGACGGCGTGCCTATTGGTGCCGTAGTGTCATTTCCCCGTGCGGTAACTAATCCCGTTGGTTTTTTACGTGCTGATGGTTCAACATTCAGCCAACAAACTTTCCCTGATTTATACCGCACTTTGGGCGACAGCAACAAACTCCCTGATTTAACTCGTAGTGATGTAGGCATGACGGCTTATTTTGCCGTGGATAATATCCCTGCAGGCTGGATTGCCTTTGACGAGATTGCCACCCAAGTTACCGAACAACGTTACCCCGAGTTATATCGCCACTTAATCGACAAATATGGCTCAATTAATAGTGTACCTAAAGTAGCAGATAGATTTTTGCGTAATGCGGGCAATGGCTTGTCTGTGGGGCAAACGCAAGAGGATGAGTTCAAGCGACATACACATAAAGTTTTTGCTCATTGGCTTGAGCATCCATCATCAAGTCTAATTGGGTACATAAATAACAACGATAAACTCGATGCAGGACTGGTATCTACTGTAAGTGATGATAACTGGACGGATAATGGATGGCTAACGCCTAAACTAGACAGCAAAATGGCAACAGGTGGAGATGAAACTCGCCCTAAATCTCTCGTGCTAAAACTCTGCATCAAAGCCCTTAATAGTTTTGATGATGTGGTCTTTTGGATTAAATCCCACGGCGAGGTAACTAATGCTGGTGCACTTGATGCAGGGCGATTAGCACAAGGATTACAAAATAAAGCAGACCGTAATCATACGCACACGGTTAGTCAGATTACGGATTTTAATCAGTCAGTAAGAGAGATAGTTACACAATCTATTACTCAAAATCTAGCCGAAACGGG